TCCCCTTTTCTGCGATAGACGAGTATGGAGCTCGTATGTATCGTGGATTACGCCCTGGAAGCATTGACAGCGATGCATCTAGCTCCCTGCTAGACCAAGACGGTGCAACTCCGATCTCAGGGCTCGATACCATCGTGAGCGAGGTGTAATCCCACCATGCCGACTCACAATGCAGTCCCAGAGCCAGAACAGCTAGACAGAGAGCTCAAAGTCCTCGAACTACGCAGAGCTGGACTCACATGGCAGCGTATAGCTGTACAGGTCGGATATGCAGACCACTCCGGTGCATATCTCGCCTACAAACGAGCTCTCAAGCGTGTGCTACAACAGCCAGCCGAGGAGCTACGACAGGCGGAGATAGATCGACTAGACCGGCTACAACTAGCGGCGTGGCCGAAGGCTATGCAGGGTGACAACTCAGCTATAGCGACTGTTCTGAGGATTATGGAGCGTAGAGCAAAACTCCTGGGACTAGATATGCCGGTCAAAATCGCTCAGGATGTGACCGTATGGGATGGAGGCGAGAGCATTGACAGAGCAGTACGAGACCTTGCCGAGCTACTCAGAGAAAACTCTGCAGATAGCGCAGTCGAGAGTCCAATGGCAGGAGATACAGGCGAGATCGAATCAGCTACCACCGATGACACCCTGGCAAGTGTGGATGATCCTGTCGGGGCGAGGGTGGGGCAAGACGAGAACGGGGGCGGAGTGGATAGTGTACGAGGCGATAACACGCCCGAACACGAGATGGGCAGTAGTAGCTAGGACTCACGCTGATGTGAGAGACACCTGCTTCGAGGGCGAGTCAGGTGTGCTATCTGTGCTCAAACGCTATGGTCTGTACAGCGAGCAGCACTACAACAGGTCGCGTACCAAGATCAACTTGCCTAACGGGGCGATGATAAAGGGTTTCTCAGCCGAGGAGCCAGATACTCTGCGTGGCCCACAGCATCATGGTGCATGGTGTGACGAGCTAGCAGCATGGGAGTATGAGGACACCTGGGATCAACTCCAGTTCGGACTCCGACTAGGCGAAACTCCTCGCGTAGTAGTCACCACCACGCCTAGACCTACACAGCTCATACGCGATCTCGTATCTCGATCTACTACATATGTGACTAGAGGCTCGACCTTTGATAACGCGGCAAACCTCAGCTCTATTGCGCTCGCAGAGCTACAGGCTCGATATAACGAAACGAGACTTGGTAGGCAGGAGCTATACGGGGAAATCCTGGAGGATGTAGAGGGTGCTCTCTGGACTAGAGGGCTCATAGAGCGATGCAGAGTCGAGGAACGACCTCATATGTCACGCATAGTCGTATCCATAGACCCTGCAGTCACCAATACGGCTAGCTCGGATGAGACCGGCATAGTCGTAGCTGGATGTGACACGAATGGACATGGATATCTCATAGCTGACCACTCTATGCGAGGCTCACCTCTTGATTGGGCATCTAGGGCTGTAGCTCTATTTGACGAGTACAAGGCTGACTCACTCCTAGTCGAGGTCAATCAGGGAGGCGATATGGTCAGCGCAGTCCTCAAACAGGTCAGACCGGTACTGCCTATCCGAGAGATACGAGCTCATGTGGGCAAGAAACTCAGAGCAGAGCCTGTCGCTGCTATGTATGAGCAAGGGCGTATCCATCATCTAGGTATCTTCCACAAACTAGAGGATCAGATGACTACATGGACACCGGCAGACTCCACATCGCCTGACAGACTTGATGCGATGGTGCAAGCGTTCTCTGATCTGCTCGGTACATCATCTATCAGCAACTATTTCAACTCTCTAGCCAATGTCTGCACTAGCTGTGGGATGCCGAACCCAAAGTCAATGCACATCTGCATGAAGTGTGGAACTGCTATCATCGTGGCTACGCAAAAGACCGGAGGACTATAGATGGCTGTCAGTTTCAACTTCACCGGCGAGTATGCGATAGACCAGGGTGCAGATTGGTACGCAACCTTCATCTACAAACAGCCAGCCGAGATTACAAACATCACGGCTAACGGCACTACAGTCACAGTCACAGCTCAAAACGGCTTCGTGCCTGGTCAGACAGTATCCATAGATGGAGTCATCCCACCGCAATACAACCTACAGAATGTCGCTATTGCATCAGCTACAGCGACCACCTTCACTATCACCAACGGCGCGACAGGCACATATATCTCAGGAGGACTCGCTACATCGGCGGTCAATCTGACAGGTGCTACAGCCGCGCTACAACTTCGATCTCTCCCATCATCTCCTGATGCGGTGCTCTCTCTAGCCACAGGCGGAAGCGGCATCACCATCACAGGCGCATCCGGTCAGGTGGATACACACGCAACAGCCGCACAGACGGCAGATATAGACCCAGGTATGTACTACTACGATCTCGAAATCACATCAGGCGGTATAGTCACTCGACTAGCTCAGGGACAGGCAGAAGTATCGGCGGAGGTGACTCGGTAATGGCTGACGATGTAGTAATCATCAAACCTACGAACGCGATAGTAGAAATCACAGCACCTGGACCACAGGGAGTAGCCGCAAGTGCTCAGATTTTCTACACACATACACAGAACAGCCCCTCGGCGGTGTGGACTATAAATCACAACCTCGGAGGTAATCCCACCGCAGTCGTACTCGACTCGGCAGGGACACAATGCGAAGGCACTTTCAGTTATCCTACTGTCAATCAGATGGTGATTACCTTCACGGCAGCGTTTAGCGGCGTTGCATATGTGATCTAGAGGAGAAAAACATGGCGCGCAAGTTTCTAGTAGGCATTGACCTCAACAAAAATGAGCTATCAAATGCTGTCATTCAAAATCTCGCATCAGCACCGGCATCGCCTGTCGCTGGTCAGATTTACTTCAACACAAGCGATGGCGAGATTTACTACTACGATGGAACGGCGTGGGTATCTGTACTCAATGAGTCCGAGGTCATCTCAGGTACTTTCTCTGCTCGCCCTGCAGCAGGTACGGCAGGTCGTTTGTTCTTTGCAACAGACCAACAGATTATGTACTTCGATACAGGATCAGCATGGCTACAGGTTTCCAACTTTGGCGCAGTCACAGCGCAGACTACATATGGTGCATCTAGCGGTAGCGGTTCATCTACTGACTACGCTCGTGCAGACCATACTCACGGCACACCATCTCTGACTAACACCACACCACAGGCACTCGCTATCGGCGGTGCAGGTGCAGTAGGTACAGGTACAGCTCCATCTCGTGAGGATCACACACACGCGATGCCATCCTTCGGCAATGTCACCGCAGAAACAACATTCGGTGGGTCATCTGCTAACGGAACAGGTACATCTGTCGCTCGTAATGACCACACACACGGCACACCGGTGCATGACAACACAGCGCACTCCGCTATCAACCTCAATGCGCTCGCTACACCGACTGCTGATCTCAACCTCAACAACTACAAGATTACGAACCTCGCTACACCAACGCTATCTACCGATGCTGCTACAAAGGCATATGTAGATGGAGTCGCTGAGGGTCTGCATATCCACGCTGCCTCATACGCTGCTACGACTGCAAACCTCAACGCGACATACAGCAACGGAACTGCAGGTGTCGGAGCTACTCTAACTAACGCAGGTGCTAATGCCGCTTTCACTACAGATGGCGTATCACCATCTATCAACGCTCGTATTTTGGTCAGACTACAGACCGCACAAGCGCAGAATGGTATCTATGTACTGAGCACAGTAGGAGATGGCTCTACCCCCTGGGTACTGACTCGTGCTACAGACTTTGATACTGCTGCAGAGATGTCCGGCGGAGATTTCACCTTCGTAGATGCAGGATCGACACTCGCTAACACAGGATGGGTCAGCGTAGATGAGGTCAATACTGTCGGTACTGATCCTGTTGTATTCCAACAGTTCTCAGGTGCAGGTACATACACAGCATCTGACGGCGTACTACTCACCGGCACAAACTTCACAGGTGTAGTCGTAGCATCAGGCGGTCTATCAGTAGGTGCAACAGGCTTCCAGCTAGATACCACTATCGCAGTACGCAAATACGCGGCAAATGTCGGAGATGGCTCAGCCACCACATACACCGTGTCACATAACCTCGGAACAAAGGATGTTATAGTCAGCGTGTACGACAACAGCAGCCCATATGCTGAGGTTGTCTGCGATGTACAGCACACATCCACAACCGCTATCACGCTGTTGTTCTCTGTAGCTCCTACATCAAATCAGTATCGAGTAGTAGTCCACGCCTAGTAGCACGAGAAGGAGATACACATGGGTCTGCGTGACCGTATCGCTAGAGCTCTAGTAGGTGACATAGAGAAAGCACCTCGCCTTCCTGCAGGATCAGTCACTATGACTGAGCAGGAGATGAGACAGAGTGGACTCGCCATGCAACAGACATATGGCAATAGTGTGGCTCTGCCGCGCGCTCCATTCTCAGCTACTGTCCCCTTCGGCCCTGGTATGCCTATCACCCCAGGAGCTATCAACCCGATAGACCCTGCTACCGGCAGACCGATGCCACGCCGATATGAGTATCAAGTCGCGCAGAACATCAATATCACCGAGACTCGTCTCGTACCTTTCAAGACTCTACGCGCTGCTGCAGATCAGATTGACATTCTGCGCCGGTGTATCGAGGTCACAAAGTCAAAACTCACAGGTTTAGAGTGGGACATCGTGCTCGGCTCAGATGCCTCAGAGAAAATCGTGGCAGAGATAGGTGGAGATCATGTGCGAGCTATGGCTCAGGCGCGTGAGAACTTCACAGAAGAGATCAACAGATTACGCTCGTTCTGGGAGAACCCTGATAGGTCAAATGGTCTGACCTGGACAGATTGGCTCATGACTCTAGCTGAGGAAGTCCTCGTCATAGATGCATGGGCTGTATATCCACAGCCATCAGTCGGTGGCGACCTCTATGGTTTCCAGATACTAGACGGCTCGACTATCAAGCCACTCATAGATGACAGAGGCATGAGGCCGATGCCACCTAACGCGGCATATCAACAGATACTTTATGGTTTCCCACGCTCAGAGTTTGCAGCCAACGATGACGATCCTCAGGCAGATGGCGAGTTCACCTCAGACGATCTCGCATACATGGTGCGCAACCGCCGGTCTATCTCGGTCTATGGTTTCTCCCCTGTAGAGCGAGCTCTACCACTAGCTGATATCTATCTGCGCAGACAGCAATGGCTACGAGCTGAGTACACAGATGGTGTGCTCCCTGAGCTCATGTTCACAACAGATGAGGATTGGGGCAACAACCCTGACCTCCTACGCGCCTATGAAAACATCCTCAACGATGACCTAGCCGGTCAAACAGAGCAGCGCAAGCGCGCTCGCCTACTACCTAAGGGTCTATCCCCTGTGGTCAATGAGGGCTATGGCGAGAAGTTCAAAGACACACTAGATGACTACCTCATCACCTCAATCTGCGGTCACTTCGGTGTCCAGCCAGCCGAGATTGGCTTTGCCCCTAAGGGCGGTCTAGGCGGAGCAGGGTTCGAGGAGGGCAGAGCTGAGACAGCCGAGGCTCTCGGTATCCAGCCTCTAGCTAACTGGATCAGCAAGATGGTCACTAACCTCAGCTATACATATCTCAAAATGCCACGCGAACTAGAGTTCCGCCTGATGACCTCAAAGCGGATGGATAACGAGTCGAGTGCTCGCAAGGCTCAGATAGAAGTCACATCTGCAGGTAAAACTATCAACGAGCGCAGATCAGAACTAGGACTACCACTACTAGATACCCCACAGGCTGATATGCCTATGCTCGTGGCAGGTGCAGACATTTTCCTGTTCTCTCCAGACGGCATTATCAACGCCAAAGAGGTCGTTTCAGCTCCTACTCTAGAGGGCGAAAATGCCACACCGACCCCACCCACTACTCCTGATCTCAGCGATGAGAAGCCTGAGGAGGAGGAAGCACCGGATGACGATGACGAGATTGGTGAGGCGACTCGTGATGAGGTCAAGGCGTTCATGAAGTGGGCATCAAAGGGCAGGAGAGCCCGTCTATTCGAGTTCAAAGCCCTAGACCCTATCGTGGCCGATGCTCTAAATAAGTGCGCAGTAGAGGGAGACTTCGATACGGCTAGAGCCCTAGCCAAAGCGTATCTGACATGACATGGCAACGAGCTATGGAGGCTGATGCTCGTCTAGCGGCTAGAAATGCGACCAAGATACGCGCTGCGCTGAAACAGAGCATCAACAGTAAGACCATATTCGAGGCATACCAGGCTACACAGCCACAGCCATCGGGCAATCTCGCACAGGATAGAGCTCGCGCTCGCGCATGGGCGATTATTAATGTGAGAGTAAATCTAGAGGCTGTGAAGATGATCCTCCTACGAGTCTGGGCTACCGGATATCTACTAGGTGATCTCGCTGCTCAGGAGCTCATCGCAGAGGCAGAGCGCAGAGAGTCAAAGAGCGCGGATATAGTCAAGGCAGATATAGATATCACTATCGATTGGTCTAGCTGGGAGCCAGGAGATCAGATATCTGCACTCATACTCAAGCCCACACGGGCATTCCGCAGACTATTAGAGGCACAGGGCATCACACTCAAAGACCTCAGCAACACAGAGCTCAAAGACATAGGCAACGCTATCGGTGAGGCTGTAGCACTAGGTCTATCGCCTAAACAGGCTGCAAAGCTCATAAATCAGACAGTCGCTAGTCCTATGCGAGCCCTCATGATTGCTATCACCGAGTCCAACAGAGCAGTATCGGCAGCAACAGTCGCTCGATATAGCGAGGCAGGTCTAGCTGAGATGGAGTGGACTACCTTCGATCCATGTCCTATCTGCGCACAGAATGATGGACAGACTGTAGGTATCGGCGCACCTTTCCCATCGGGTCACACACAGCCACCGGCACATCCCAACTGCAGATGCGCACTACTGCCGGTCATCCCTGACTTTGATGCACCTAACTACACAGGTGGACAAGTCCTACAGCTCGCATCTATGCCATCACAAAATCACGAACCTGTTAGAGTTAGACATATCAATCCCTATGTAGCACAGATCGAATAGGTGGACTTATGGCCGATGGTTTCGTTCCTCCTGCAACAGTACGCAGTAATGCAAAGCGTGGGCTAGAGCTCAGAGAAAAGCATGGGCGCGGAGGTACGGCGGTAGGAGTCGCACGAGCTAGAGATTTATCTAATGGCGCATCCATCAGCTATGACACTATCAAGCGGATGAACAGCTACTTCGCTCGTCATGAGGTAGATAAGAAGGGCGAGGGTTGGGGAAAAGACTCGGCAGGATACATCGCATGGCTACTATGGGGTGGCGATGCAGGATGGTCTTGGGCTAGAGGCATCATCAGATCACAAGAAAGCAAGGAGAAGTCCACTATGAGCAATCTGACTACCTCGTACTTTGGTATCGAGAAGGCGGATAGAAACTCTGACGGCACTCTGACTGTCTATGGCAAGGCAACAGATGACTCAGTAGATATAGATCAACAGATATGCGATGGTGAGTGGCTAGATCGAGCCATGCCAGCATGGTTCAAGTCCGGTGGAAACATCCGAGAGCAGCACAGCAATATCGCTGCAGGTGTAGCCAAAGAATATGAGCTCAAGCGCGATGGACACTACATCACAGCCTTAGTCGTTGATCCTGTATCAGTCAAAAAGGTAGAGACAGGTGTACTCAAGGGTTTCTCCATAGGTATCAAGAACCCACGCGTGACACGAGACAAAGTGGCAGCGAATGGGCGCATCGTAGATGGTCAGATAGTCGAGGTATCCCTAGTGGATAGACCGGCAAATCCCAACTGTCAGCTAGTCCTAGCGAAGTCTGCGATGGGCGAGGATTCTATGATCCAGGTAGAGGAGCTCATCGAGAAGGCTGATGAGAAGCCTGACTATGAGAGCATCAACGAAGGCGGAGCAGGATCAGAACCTGCGGATATGGAGCTCTACAACCGAGTCAAGCGTGAGGCTAAAGAGAAGTTCGATGTATATCCATCGGCTGTAGCGAATGCCTGGGTGGTACGCGAGTACAAGAAGCGTGGGGGCAAGTACAAACGCAAAACAAAAAAGACCGCGAATACTTTAGACTTACTGCACATCTCTGAGGAGGATGCCATGACAACACTAGCGAACGAGATTGTTCAGCTATCCAAAGCGTATCGGGGTACAGACCTCCTCAAG